AAGAAACCAAGGCCACGACAACTGGTGAGCGCATCTTGCACGTTGAACCCCATCCGGCTCATTGCGGTGGTAACCGCTTTGGCCTTCAGAATATGCCGCTTGACTGGACGGCATTCCAAGCAGCGCTCACCGTAGCGCAGTCTTGATCACACCAGTTCGTAACTTAACTTTTTAGGAAATTTATCATGGCTCAGTTTAATTTTGACGCATCTACCGTCGCCCCCCAAGCATCTACAGGCCCACTGCCTGCTGGCACTTATTTGGCACACATCACCGAATCTGATGTGCAGCCTTTGAAGTCTGGCAATGGCGAAGGCTTGAAGCTGACGTTTGAAATCATTGATGGCCAGTTCAAAGGCCGCCGTGTGTGGGAGAACCTTAACATTCGCCACAGTAGCGAAGACACACAACGCATTGCACAAAGCCAGTTGTCTGCGCTTTGCCATGCGGTGAACGTGATCAAGTTGATGGACACTGCTGCCCTGCACTTCAAGCCAGTTCGCATCAATGTGACCGTGCGTGAAGCCCAAGGCATCTACAAGGCCAACAACAACATCAAGGGCTATGAGTCTGCCGGTGGTGGTGTAAGCGCACCAGCTGCTGCACCCGCGCCCGTTGCTGAAACCCCTGCATGGCCAACAGCCGAGCAAGAAGCCGCTAAATCTAAAGCACCAGCTTGGGCCAGAAAATAATGGCTTTACTTCCACAATCAGTTACTGATCCTGTGGCCGATGCCATCTTTGCCTATTACAAGGCAAAGTATGGCGTGGAAGCACAACGCCCTTACCTTGGCGCTTCTGCCATTGGTAAGCCTTGCCTGCGCCAGCACTGGTACTCATTTCGGTGGTCTAAGCCTGCGCAGTTCTCTGGCCGCCTGTACCGAGTCTTTCAGTCTGGCCATTTACAAGAGCCAAGGGTTTATGCTGATTTGTCTAGCATTGGCTGCACGGTCTACCAAATCAACCCTGCCACTGGCAAGCAGTGGTCATTTACTGAACCATCTACTGGCCACCACTTTCAAGGCAACGCTGACGGCATCATTACTGGTTTGCCACAGGCTCCCAAGTCACCGCATTTACTGGAAATAAAAACAGCATCTGACAAGATGTTTAAGGAAATGCAGAAATCTGGCGTAAAGAAAGCCAAGCCCGAACACTATGCGCAGATGCAAATATACATGAAGTGGTCAATTGACCAGTTTGGGGACGATGGCTGCCGACGGGCACTGTACTTTGTGGTGAACAAAGACAACGATGACATTTACACCGAGCGCTTAGAGTTTGATGCTAAAGAAGCGCAAGCACTGGTTGACAAGGCCATGGCGGTGATCACCAGTGTTGAGCCACCAGTTGGGGTGTCTACTGACCCAACATGGTTTGAGTGCAAGTTTTGTGATTACCAAGCGATTTGCCACGGCACAGACGTACCGGCAACAACTTGCCGGTCATGCGTCCATGCCACACCAGAACTAGATGGCCAAGGCCGGTGGTCATGCGCATCCCACGGCACTGACTTAGAGACAGAACAACAGCGTAAGGGTTGCGGCAACCACCGTTACATTCCGATCTTGCTTGCCAAGACAGCTACGCCAGTTGACAGCACGTCTGATAATGGTGTTGTCTATCAGATGGCAGACGGCAAGCAGTTTGTCAATGGTGACCCAGAGGTCAATCCTAACTACATCAGCAGCGTTGAAATCCATGCCTGCGCAGACAAGACCGCTTTGGTGGACAAATTTGCCTTGGATCTACGCAAACAACATAATGGACGGTTTGTATGAACACCCCACCAATTGACAACATTACTTTGAGAGATTATTTTGCCGCCCAAGCGGTCATTGGCTTACTTACTGAGAGCCATCCCAATGTCTACCAGTTGGCACGGGATGCCTACAAAATAGCCGATGCCATGCTTGAGGAGCGCGAACGTGATCTTGCGTGAGTATCAATCCCGCGCAGTTACCGAACTGTTTGGCTGGTGGACAAAGCACCAAGGGGATGCCGACATTCCCTTGTTGGTGTTGCCCACCGCCGCGGGCAAGTCGGTGATTTGCGCTGAGATTGTGCGCCAGATGTGGGATCAGTGGCCAGACTACCACCCCCGCACTGTGGTGTTAGTTCCATCCAAAGAACTAGCCGAGCAGAATGCGGCCAAACTTAGGGCATTGCTACCCCATACCATCAGCGTGGGCTATGTCAGCGCAAGCCTGGGCACAAAGAAGTACAACGCTGATGTGATTGTGGCCACCATTGGCAGCATCCACAAGGCTGCGCACTTGCTTGGCAACATCAAGGCCGTGGTGATTGATGAGGCTCACCTAGTGAGCCAGAAGGCAAACGATGCAGGCATGTACCGCAACTTCTTGTCCAAGCTAGGTGAATTGTGCGAGTTCAGAACCGTTGGCATGACCGCCACGCCTTTTAGGGGCAATCAGATCTGGCTGACCGATGGCGACGATCCGCTGTTTACTGGCATCGCAAGCCGAGTGTCCATGCGTGAATTGCTTGATGCCAAGTTTATTGCCCCACTGGTTCCACCAACCGAGCGCATTGAGACTCGCATTGATGCTAGTCATGTTGGCATTTCCAATGGTGACTATAAAGTTGGCGAATTATCCCGTGAAGTTGAGAAATACCTTGCCAAAGTAGCCGTAGAAGCCACCAGAATCGCCTCAGAGCGCAAGAAATGGATCGCCTTTACACCGAGTGTCGCCAACGCGGAAAGCCTGTCTGACAAGCTGAACGCGCTTGGCATTGTGAGCGCCGTTGTGTGCGGTGAAACACCCAAGCAAGAGCGCGAAGACTTGATTCGTAAGTTTAAGAATCACCAGATTCATTGCTTAGTCACCGTGCTGGCGCTCTCGGTTGGCTTTGATGTGCCAGACGTGGATTGCATTGTTTGGTGCAGGCCAACGAAGTCGCCGGTGCTTTATGTGCAGGGCATGGGCAGGGGCACACGCATTGCAGACGGCAAAGATGACTGCCTAGTGCTTGACTTTACCGACACCGTAGAGCGTTTGGGGCCGGTGGACACAATCCAAGGCAGGGCTAAGAAAAGGTCAGGCCCACAAGAAGCGCCATATAGCATTTGCCCAGATTGCGGTGAACGCAACGCACCAGCTGCGCTTGTGTGTGTCCATTGTGGTGGCCAGATTAGGGAAGAAGAAGCCAAGCCAATGGATGCCAAGGTTTCCTATGCTGCGCTTTTGTCAAGCCAAGCAGCTATGGCTGAACTGGTTTGGCATGACGTGTCACGGGTTGACTACAAGTTGCACCAGAAAGAAGGCAAGCCAGACTCTATGCGGGTTGACTACTATGCAGGCATTTTGCGAATGGCCAGCGAATGGATTTGTTTTAACCATGTGGGCTATGCCAGGCAAAAAGCCGAGAACTGGTGGATGCGCAGGGAGAACAAATCTATGCCATCAAACACGCAAGAAGCGCTTGAGTGGCTTGAATTTCACGACATTGAAGAACCAGCCAAAATTGCAACCCGTAAAAATGGAAAATATACAGAGGTAAAAGATTATGAATTTAATAGAATTAAACGCAATCAAGAGACATTTGGACAGCCAAGTCAAACAAGTAAATTTGATACAAGTAAATTGCCGACAGTGCAACAACTTTGAGACAGGCATTTGTAAGCAGTTTGGAGCAAAACCACCGTTAGAGTGGATTACTGGCACGGTTGAGTGCGAACATTGGGAGTGGGATCAAATTCCCTTTTGAGGAGACAACATGTTAGAAAAACCACCTTATTCAAAGATCAGTTATCCCTCTGTGCCAAACAAGGATTTTAAATGGGAGTCTGGTTCAGATGTCCAAGCCATTTGGCGTAAGTACGGCTGGACACCGCCGTCTGAGACTATGACCCCGCCGCCACCACCAGCAGAAAAATACATTGAGCCTTTGAGGAGAGTGCGCTAATGATGCCTGCAATTCAAATGGGCAGAACCACGCCTGTGCATCGGCTAAAGTTTTGCACCAAGTGCCAAGAAAGCAAACCGCCAGAGGGCGGTGTTGAAATGGGCGCAAAGTGGCACTGCCAACTTTGTTGGGTTAGACGAACAACTGGTAAACACCTGAGACAAGATGCCAAGACCAAAACCACCTGAACCCCTATTAGGCCGACAAGTCCGAATGTCTGACAGACATTGGATGATCTTGCAAGAACTTGGCGGCGCTGAATGGCTGCGCAAAGAATTGGATAAAAAAGCCAAGATGCCAGCCAAGTATTACCGCCGTGAATTAGACGCGCCGTCTAAGAAAGAAAGCAATGATTAACAGGCCAGACTTTCAGACATGGAGCCAAGCTAACTTGGCCAAGTTTGCTGACGAATCTTACGCCAAGTTGTGTGAGCAAGATGACCGCATCCAGCATCTTCAATGCGATCTGAAGACGGCCATTGAAGCCTACCGAGCCTTAACTAAGGAACAAGGCGCGCTCATCGATGCGCCGGTTCTGGAGTCCCCGTAAGACTTTGCCGCCAGCCATGCAGTATTTTAGAAGTTCTTCGGCAGCACCAGCCATGTCGCCACGAAGAACTTTTTGGCGCATGGTTGAGCGTTGCAGTGTACCTAGCCCAACATTGAATGAAAATGATACAAGTGCGTCAAACTGTCCTTGAGTAAGAGGCACAGGGCAATAAGTAGCCACGCCTTTCTCAAACCGAGCAAGGTCTGCCCTAAGAATCGCATTTACTTCGTCTTTTGAAAACGATCGGTTATCTTCTTGAGCCAGTTGGAAACCGCCTCTTTGATCAATTGGCATCTTGCCTTGATTTGGGTAAAGAACATGGCCTACTCCTATTGTCCACAGCTTGGCTGGGCACTGGTATGGTTTAAATCGAACACCCTCATGGTGTTTGATCATTTCAATGGTTTTGGGGCTGACGTTCATTTGCCAAAAGCTCTGCCACCAAAGTGAAACGCAATGATGCTGGCAAACAACGCTTGGGTGTCAGAATCCCAAAGCATTTCGGCCAACTCCACAAATGTAGCACCGCTATGCCAGCCGTAGGCAAACAGGCCAACATCCACAAACAATAGCAAAAAGAAAAAACCGTAAGTAATGACAGGACGAACGCTGGCGCGTAGGTTTTTCATCCACTGGCTTGTGCCTTCATTTAGGCTTGTGTCGTGGGCGTAGATGGCCTGCATTTCGGCCTGCTGCGCGCCAATTAGGATTTGCTGGGTGTTGGCTGCGCTTTCGGTTGCCAACTGGTCTGACCGGATATTTTCAATGCGCTCTTGAGCCTCAAAGCCTGCTTTGCGCAATTCCAACTCGCGGGTGATTTGCATCTGCGCCAGCGCCAACTCATGGACTTTGTCAGCGCGGTCTTGGAAAAAATCCAGCAACTTGGGCAAGCCGCCCATCAGGAAAGAGATCAGGGTTGATAGTAATGTCAGCATTTTTTGTCCTTAGAGTCGTCATTTTGCATGAGTTTGATACCAGACAGGAATCCAATCATGCCGCCGATAAGAGTAGAAAAAGCGGGTGAAATCATTTTGAAAATCTCGGCGTTGTCCACCTCTTTGGCCCACAGCCCCAACATAAAGCTGACCACCATGGCTAACACGGAGATACATAGGGTTGTGCTTACCATGAGTGTGACGTACAACGTCAGCTTGTCCCTTGTGTCCGGTGTGGGCTTCAAGGGAGTTTTGGGTATCGGTTTCTTGGTCATACAAGGGCATCAATTTTTCGTTTCAGATTGGTAATGTCAATGTTTATCGTGATCTGTCGCATTCTATATTCGTAAATCTCATACTCATACTGGTGGAACTTTTTGACTTGTTGATCCACTTGCACTTGAACCGCACGTTCAGCGTTTAACTTATCTACCCGCTTGGCAAAAACTTCTGCCTGCAAATTGACTTGCGGCAGCACCACTGGATACCATTTGTCGAAACTGATCTTCACTTCTTTTCCCGATCAAGCGCGTCTTTGTATCCATGAATGACTTTAGTTCTAAGTTCTGCTGAATCTGCTGCGCCAGCCCACTCTGATAAATTGTTCCACATCACCACATAATCTTGGGATCGACAGTGCTGCGCATTGTTTGTTAGCCACATAGACATCTGTTGATGGCGCTCGGACGGGTTGTGAATTGTGTAAGCAATTGACCAAAACTCGCGCACATGACAGCCATTCTTGGCTACGGCTCCAACTAGCCCCAACAGCAGTAACAGAATGAGCCAACGCATTTACCACGCCCAACTCCATGCAATTGTATAAAGGCTAAAAATGACAAAGGCCACAACAAAGACCGCCGCAATAATTGCTTCGGCCCAATCTTTCATTTGTCTACCTTGTTGTCCAGTTTATCAAAGATTTTGCCAAGCATTTCTTTGATGTCGCGCATGTCAGCGCGGTAATCGTCGCGGCTAACATAGTTCAAAGGCATTGCCCGCACGTCGGTGTCAAGGCGCTCAAGCGAACGATAGATGTTGTTCAACACCCAGCCGCCTAAAAAGCCTGCCAAACTGACCGCAATGTTAAAAAGAACTTGCGTGTCCATTATTTTTTACCCGTTCCACGAATTTCTATGCGGAAAGGTTGGTTTGCCAATGCGTTCTCGTTAGTTTGTTTTGGAGCCAACTGATTGGGTTGTTTTAGGGCTTCCTGCACTTTGCCAGTTACTTCGCGGGTACGGGCAAATTCAGCAGCTGGTTTAGCGCCTGGAAACCTTATTGACTGCAAAGCCTCAAGGCCACGCAAGACAGCACCAGAGGTGTTGCTGTAATTTACAGCGCCAGGCTGTTTAACTAAAACATCTTGAACAGCATCGCGCAAGTCCATAATTTCATCGCGCCCTTTTTTGCCAAACATGTAGACCAATTTGTCTTCGGCATCAAGTTGATTAACAAGGGTGTTAAGGTTTCTAAAAGACGGTTGATCGCTTTTAATTAACATGTCTTTCATGTTCTGAATAGTTTGGCCTTTTAACTCTGCATACGCCTGCTCACCCTGTTTACCGCCTTTTTTAAGTAATTTGGTGACTGTGCGCATTTCTTCCAATGAGCCGTCAAGCACCACATACTTATACACATCATCAAGCGCCACTTGGCGGTCAGCGTAACCAGCTTTTGTGCCAAGCAACTTGTCCACACGTCTAACATCTTCAAACTCTTTGGCCAACTGCGCTCTGGCTGCCCTTGCTTTTTGATAAAACTCACCTCCAGCACCTTCACCTATTTGGGTAATGATGTTTTTCATAGGCTTGGCATTTGCTGAGTCTTTGACCGTGCCAATTTGTTGGTAAATGTCTTCAAGCGCTCGAACTGAAATTGCTCCAGTGCCTTGCGGGTCATTCATTCTTAATGACTCAGCTACAGAGTCCAAAATTGGGTCTAATTTTTGACGTTGTGTTGGCGTTTTGGTTTCAATAAAGTCAAGCAAACTTTGATAGGGCACTTGTTGTAATGTTTCGCCAGCCTCATCTGCTGTTTTGTACAACGCTTTGTATGCGTTATATTTTTTGGTGTACTCATCATTAAGTGCTTTGTCAACAATCTTGCCAACAGCGCGCATTTGAGTTGGATCAGCCACTTCAGCGCCTACCTCATTGGTCATGCGCTCAAAGTTTTGCACAATGGCTTTTTGTTGGTTTGCTTTAAAACCACCCATTTGCTCGGCCAATTTAGTTTTGGCTTCTTCAGAAATGCCCGTTACTACACCGCGCCCAACTTCTGCCTCAAATTGTTGTTGTGCCAAGTTTTTAGTGCGTTCACCAGCTGTTGCAGGGATATTAAAACGGTTAAGGCGTTCTTGACGCATTAAGGCTTCATCAGTGCTGGCAGCGCCCATGCCAACCATAGAAGGCGGTTGTTCGCGTGTCATTACATTGGCCAAGGCATTTTGAACTGGCACTGTTGCCTGTCTTACAATAGGACGGGCAAGCGCATTAACTTGCATTGCGCTTGCGGGAGCCAACGCATTCAGCGTTGTCCCAGCTGCGCCAAGTGTTGGTGGCAAAGCACTTGTAACTGGTTGCAAGAACTCACCAACAGCACCCAAAGCCTGTCTAGCCGTTTGTGTGCGTGGTTGATACATGACAGACTTGGCAGCTTCTTCGCCAGCGCGAATGCCTTCTTGAGTGCCGTATTTGCCACTAGCCAAAGTGCCAGCAACGCCAACAATTGGTGCAATAGCAGCGCCGCCCAATGTAGCGGCAACTGCAAATGGAGTTTCAATCGCACCCATGATGCGGTCACGCATTGATACTTCTGGTTCTTTTTTACCAGTTACAACATTTTCAGCACCCGGTATTGCCGCAGCAGAACCCAACCCAATGGTCTTGTAAAAGTCCATTTTGGGTATTTTTGAATAAAATTTTTCATGCAATGAGTCGGCCAGAGCAACATCTGGCACATCATCATATTGTGGATACTGTGCGCGAAACTCTGCAAGTGTGGCCATTATCTTCTGACTCCAGGTAATGTCAGCCCCAATGGATTGGTTGCCGTTGCGTTGGGTATAGCCCCACCACCACCGCCTGCGGCAGCAGGAGCGTTTCCACCGCCATAATTTTCAATGTATTTTCTACCTTCTTTGGTGGTAGAAATTTTCATACCTTCAACAGCACGTTCTCTAGCAGCTGTTTTTTGTGCAATTACTTTTTCACCTTCACCAACTAAGGGGAAAAACTCTTTAATTGTATTAGCCACCTCAGACGCACCAAAAGCAGCGCCAGAAGTCTTACGCAAATAAGCAGTAGCAAAAGCCAACTGTGCTTGCGCTAATTTTTGTTGAGCCGCATTTGGGCCAACTAAGCCAGTTGGGTCTGCATTAAATGTTGATTGAATAACATTTCCCATGTTTTCACCAACGCCAAATGGAACTAATTGCGCCAATCCGGTCAAAAGGCCAGGCACAACTGCATTTCTAACAGTGCCTGATTTTTCCAACTCTTTAATGGTGTTTTGTGCTTGATTCATTGCACCGCCAAACATGGCTGCATTGCTTTGGGTTTCGGTCATTGCCGTGCCTTTACCCATCAATGGCGTACCGGCCACGGGAGCCGTTGCTGGCGCTCTTTGATCCAAGACGCTAGTCATGCCAGGGATTGCTGGCACAACAGCACTAGCCGCTGGTGCGCGAGCGCCAGGCATACCCGTGCCAGCCGCTGGCTCTGTTGGTGCAGCTGCTGGAGCAGGGCCACCAAGGGAAACAGGAAATGCTTGCAATGTGCGTTTATTAACACCCACAATTGAGCCGTCTTCGGCTTCTTTGATTTCGTAGCCTGGGTTTGCCTGCTCCCAAGCAAATTTGCGTTGAGCCAATCCAAGCTGACCAGCAGAAGTAGATGCTTGTCTTTCTGCGGTAAGGTCAGCAAATGTTTTGCCTTTGGTGTAGTCGCTGCCGGGCACAAGAGTGGCTGGGCCGCCTAACCCTGGCCTTGAAAGGACACGTCCAGTAGGGCCTAAATCTTGAGCAAAAGTAACTGGTTTGTTTTGTTTGATGTACTCACTCAAACCTAACGCGGCTTTGTTTTTCCAATCGGCAAAACCTTCAGGGTCAGCAGGAATTGCTCGCGCAGCGTCCATGATGGAAACCTTGGTAACAGGAGAGCCTGCCATGTCTGGGTCTTGTTGTTGGGTTTGAAGCCATTTAAGCGCACCACGTTGGTCGGTCACATCACGAAGTGCGTCACGGTATTGAGCCGTTTTAGACACTGTTAACTCATCGCGGCGTTTGGCTTCTTCGGTTTGAGCCTTACCAATTTCAGTTACACCAGTAGAAAGTTTACGGCCGCTTTCACCAAACTGGGTTGCCAACTTATAACGAGTTTCTGGCTTAGTTAAATCGGGATTTTCAGCCATAAAAGTTTGCAAGTCTTTACGTTCTTTTAGCGTAAGTGCATTTAATTGACCTTCTTGGTCAAGTTGCTTAAACTTCATCGCAGTCATCAACGTATTGATTGGCGAAAACTGTGCAAAATCAATTTGTGCTGGTTTTGCACCAAGAATAATGTTGGGATCAAGTGGCATGTCTATTCCTTAAATCAATGGATTTTTGAGTAATCAACCATCTTGTAGCCGTCAGAATGGACACTAACGGCCTCTGGAATAATCTTCTCAACTTCTTGCGCCATAACACCAATTTGTTGGCCATGCCCCCATGTGTTTTTGTACGCAGGCTTGTACTCATATTCGTACACACCAAGGCCATTGCTTAATACGCCAATTTGTCGAATGTTTTCTTTAATTGAAATATCAGAACCAGTTGGATTAAGGTATCTATTTAACAATTGATTTTGGTTATACATACCATACACGCTAGTGGCTTGGCCCAAAGCATTGGAAATTGCGTTTGCCGAACCAATTTGCCCTGCGGCTCTAGCGTTGGCTGCACCAGTAATTGCATTGATTTGGTTAGCGCCTTGAGTGCCATAGATGTTAGTCAAATTACTTCCATACCCACCATACGCGCTTTGACGCGCAGCGTTAGAGCCAGCATACGTGTTTGACGTACCAGCGCCGTAATTACCATACGCAGCAGATGCGCCTGCGCCAGTTCGTGCGGCAATATCACTAGCGGTTGCGCCGTAATTACCGTAAGCAGTGCTTGCGCCAGCACCAGCATTTTGAATGGCTTGTGACGCGCCAGATGCAAAATTACCAGCAGCAGCGGCTTGGCCTGCCGCTGAAGCCTGACCACTAGCTGTCAAGGCTTGCAAAGGCGCAAGTTGGTTTTGACGCTCAGTAGTAAAGCGATTAAAAGCGTTGCCGTACTCTTGGGCTTGAAATGCTTTGTTGGCTTGAAAACGGTTAAAAGCATTTTGGTATTCCTGAGAACCCATTTCCTGACCATATCGAGCAGCGGCTTTAAGTGCAGAACCAGATTGCAAACCGCCTTTGGCTGCCGTTGAGCGTTCAATGGCTTTTTGACCTTCGGCTAAACGAAACGCATAACCTGGGTCTTCTTCCATTTGTTTGGCGTTAAATTGCTCAAACAACGTGTTGGGATCAAACCCTTCCACTTTAAATGCAGCGGCTGCTGAACCATAACCTGGGGCTTTTGTGTTACCACTTAAGCCAAGAAGATCCATCATCCTAGCTTGGCCAGTTTCACCCGCTTCTTTAAACGAACTAAGGTTTTCAACTTGCTTGTTAAACAATTCGCGTTGCAAACCTAAAGTCTGATCTAACGCCGCTTTTTGCGCCGCAAGTTGTTTGTCAAGTGCTGCAGCCGCAGCAGCGTTACCAGCATCTGCGGCTGTTTTTTGGGCGGCAAGCGTTTGTGTTAATGTATTTTGTTGCGCCGCAATTTGCTTGTCAACACTGTCTTTGTCGGCAGCAAGTTGTAACGCTAATGCGTCTTTTTGCGCAGCAATTTGTTTTTCTGCAATCGTTAACGATACGTCGCCTGCTTTTTCAGCGCCAGCAACTTGAGTGTCTGCCGCACTTTTAGCGGCTTTTGATGATGTCACTGCGCCAACTGTAATGGCGCCGGCTACGGCTACAAGACCCCATGTCATAATTTATCTCCTTGCGCCGTCAGTTTCGGCAAAGCGTCAATAGATGCAATTAAACCCATTTCATCATACGACGGTGAAATGACTTCTTGCTCGATTTTATCCAGTTCTGCTTCAGATTGGAACTCGGTTAAATGGACAGTTGTCCATAGTGTATCTTCTTCAGCGTAAACTGCACGTTTTAAACCTATTTCAGACACAAAAGTACACGGGCCTTGTAGGTGTTTTTGACCAAATTCTGTAAAAACGGTCACTTTACCCTTGGCAATAAAATTCAAATGCTGGTGGCGATGAATCTTGCCAATAATCAATGTTCCTTTTGGGATCATCATTTCGCGGGCATAAGTGCAGCATCCATACTTTTCGTCTTTTGGCGTAAAGTAATGGGTTAGGGTGCAATCTTCAAGGGTTGACTGAGCCACACCGCTGTCGATCAAATCTTGCAAACCTTTTTCAATAATCAAGATTTTCTCTCGAAATTCAACTTTGACGCGCTCAGGATCAGCAACAGCAAAGCCTTTGCCGTATGTTACTGAGGATGGTGCGTATGTGATCATGATGCCATGATTACCCAGTTTGTGCCGTCAGATACTAGCGTAGCCCATGCGCCTACGCTTGCGGCAAGAATTGCTGTGCCCGGCGTGGCGCTGCCGATAGGCGCAACATTGCTAGACGCTGACACCAACGTCTGGGCCTGCAAGTTTTTAAATGTTACCGCACGGCCCGTCCATGAAGACGCTATGGGTAAAGTGACTGTACAAGTCGATCCCGACTTGTTGTTGATAACCCATGCTTCAGAAGGGGCAAGCCCAAAATCGGCTATTTTGGTGGCAATTGTAGGGCGCGTGTTTAAACCCGTACCGCCATTTTCAATGGGTAAAATACCCGTAACTTGAGCTGCTAACTCAACATCTGACAACGTGCCACCTAACGTAAGCGCGCCAATAGTTGTTACATCGCCAGTTAAAGTAATTCCGTTTACGTTGCCTGCCCCTGTTACTTGTGAAACGCTACCGTTGCCAGTGCCCACGCCTAAATTTATACGGGCTTGCGTTGCGTTATCCGCACCTGTACCACCGTTTTCAATTTGAGCAACACCCAAAGTTGAACCGCCTGACACGACATAAATGTTGTTCAAAAACCTAAACCACTCGCGCGAAATTAACCCCGTATTAGGTTCAATTAACGCAACCCGCGCCGAAGGGATTTTGGTTATGTTTTGAGGATTAGGCATTGGTTGCGCTTACGTTAAGTTCAGCACCCATGATGGCAATCTTGATCGGGTCAGTACCCGACACTTCATAAACGCGATCACGCAGCTTCAGCGTCATACCTAATCGACGCCAGATAACACGGGTGCCATACGCGCCAGTTTTACCCATTGACCGCCAATGACTATTGCTCCAAGTGTGCCCGCCATCATCTGACCATCGCAACATGACCTGTGGATCAATAGCAAAGGCTTCAATTGACGCAACTTCGATAAGAATAGCGCCACCGATGACGGTAGGCCCGCCGTCGATATACATAAAATCGCCGTTCTCTTGCACAATAATTTCGTTGCTTTCAGTCAGCAATGAATCAGTTCCGGGAAGCTCCCATACTAAAACATCGCCAGCTTCCGTTAACAATGTGTCATTTGGATTTGATAGATCAACAATAATGGGTGTTGTTGTCACGCTATTTTCAATAGCGCCAGTTTCAGCGTCAAGTTGAAGCGAATGCTGGGCGGTACGCTTTAAATCATTTGTGCCGACTGGCAGCGCCCTCCATGACCGAAGCCACTTTTGCACTGCACCGTCATCCGAAAACACTTCTAAATCAAAAGCATAAATGTTGCCAAGTTCATGGTCGCCCACAACAATTTCGTTGTTAAACGACATTTGGCAGTTTGACCGATGGCGGGTAAATGACCCGTTGATAAACGCTGCTCGTTCATGCCACAAATTTGTTGATACATCAAATACCCATGTGGTATTGGCTGATGGGAAAATAAGCACATAAAACGAATGGCCGTCTTGCTGGTATGTGTATGCAATTGCGTCTGACAAATTGCCGTATTGCTGAATTTGCCATTCAACAGCATGGGTAGACACGCGCTGGGCCGTGTAGCCATTGGCGCGGTAAACAATACCACGGCCACGCGCATCAGCACCTAACCAAAAAATACCGTTGTCAAGTTTAGCAACCGAAAATGCAGCAATACATCCCACCTCATTAAACGCGCCTTGAACGGGTGTTAATGGAAAGTCAGCAGCGCCAGAGTCATACCAAACTTCAACCGAGTTAGTCCCAAACAACCATGCCTCGCGGTGGTCAACAATAAGCGATACCAAACCATCAGGCGAGCCTTCAGCGCTTGCAAAATCCAACGGGTCTATGGATGCACCATCAAACAGAGTTGTAATCCATATTCGCTGGCTGTTTGGTTCATTGAACACAAAGTAGCCGTTGATGTAGCCTACCGTGACCGCACCGGGGAAGTCGGGGTCAGTGATTTGCTTGAACTCTAACGTCAGACTGTTGTATATGAAACTGGGGCCATTACAAGCAATGAATAGCTGCGTGCCATTGTCGGACATACTGACAGGGCCAGACGATCCTGAAACAGTGCCAATTGGAAACACATGCCAAAGACTGTCAACTCTATACAGCACTTCGCCAGATACAGCGTAACCATAGCCGCCAAACTGCCATAGCCCACGTATAGGGCCATCGCCCATGTTTGCCAAAAGACGCAGCCCCGGCGCGCGGTTTAAAAATCCTGGCTCTTTACCGCCATCGGGTACGGCCTCGGGGAAAAGATTGACCATGCGGGCATCGGCAGCATTTACCGATCGCGCAACATAAGTGCCGCCCAGAATCGGTGTTTTCATCAGTAGTTACCGGCGTAAATGTTGAAACGCTGGCGTGTTGCCACAATCGCATAAGGCAACGACATCACATCGTCTGGGTTATTGATGCGCTTGAGATTGCGTTTGCTAGTCATGGCAATTCGTTGAACTTGTGGGCTTGGCTCAACGCCAAACTCAGGCGCAATTTCCATCGCCAAGTTGTAGGTAAACGCCCGCAAATAGCCTGGTGGAAACAACATTTGTGTTGCCAACGTAGCAGGCTGGTTTAATTTTTCAACCGAAATAAAGTGCCACTCCAAGTCCCGTGTGGGCTGGGGGTACACCGTCATGGTGATATTGGGGTATGTGTTATTGACAAAAATAACTTGCGGGTATGTAGATGTCACGGTTTTAACCGCAATGCCGTCATACTGTTGCTGATTGATAAACTTAATACCGAACGACACGTTTGTGCCAGGGTCACGGTAATACGTTGCATCATCTAGCAACACGGGGCGCAGACCCACAAAGTTACCAGATGGGCCAAGAGTGCGGGTAATTTGACCCGCAGGCCAAGTAAATATTTGATCTTGTGTGGCAAACACCGACAGTCGCTCGGTGTTCCATGAATCAATCATCTGATCGAGCGCAGTTAGCGCGTCATTTGACATGTCTGCCGAGGGTGTTTCACCTTCAGCCAGTACACCTAGCAAGCGCAATGCTCGGTTGATTTGTTCGCCAGCGGTGTACGTTGCCATTCTCAGACTCCTTCGGTTGCACCCTCGACAACTTGAGTTCGACGGGTAGATTTGCGTTTTGTCCCCAATACGTTTACGGGGGCCGCATCTTCGGAGTCCGAAGGCGTGTCTACATTGTAGCGTGTCCAGCCATTTTTTTCATCTGCTTCGGCTTCAAGTTCCATTGTGGCAACTTTACAGCCATGAACTGGGTGGCTAAGATAAATGTTCATATTAAGAAAAGGGGGTGATTAGCCCCCTTTTGGTTAGGATGCCACTAATGGAACAGAATACCACTGAGTAGTAGAAGACGCTACCAACAATGAACTGGTAAGGTTTGTAATGCTATACGCACCGTTAGCCGCAACCGCATTGATTGCCCCGCCAGTGGCGGGATAAATATTCAACGCGCCAGCAGCGGTGTTTTTAACAATAATTACCATACCAGCTACCGCTGTAGGCAAAATTACGCCTTTAGTGCCATCTGCCGCCGAAACGACATTGATACCTTCAGCTAGTGCAGCAGCATTGCCTTGATTACTGCCAGCCGCCGCAACAGCAGCAACAGGAAGACGAATAGCGCCAGTTGACGTGCCGGTTGAATTGCCGGTTACGGTTGTAGCGGTTATGGTCGTAGCAGTTACCGTTTGCAACGCTGACGCGCCAGTTACGGTTACGCTTTCAAATTCAGGGTCGCTATACGCAACTCCTACAGCTTTTGTATTTGGCATGATGTTTCCTTTTAAAACAGGGGCCGAAGCCCCCATTTAATTTAAATGCGGTAAGCAGTCCAAGTGCCGTCGCCTGTTTTACGAGCGCGGAAATGGGCCGAAGTATTAACCGCTACAGCAGCAACACCAACAATTGTCCAACCAGTGCCAACAGCCAAAGTGACTGAGTCAGAACCAGATGAGTCAATATTGATGATAAAAAAGTCAAACGCTGCGTTTACTTTAGAAGCACTAGAAATGTCTGCTTCAACCAAAGCCACTGTTGGCAATGTCAAGTTGCCAGCAGCGCCGTCAAATACAAACAAACCATTTGCTAATTCAGCAGTTGTCATTGTCGCAGCAGCAGCTACGGCTGTAGGAGCGCCTTGAACAAACAGTTGTGCTTCGCCGATATTACCGTCGCCAAGCTGGTAGCCACCAGCACCATTAGGGAGAGCCATGATATTTTCCTTTAAAAGATGTTACGAAATGAAGCCCCCAAGGGGGCATTCAGATTAGCCCCAGATACGGCAGGCCATTTGTGGACGAATTGTGCTGAAACCGTACAAAACGTCAATACGGCAAGGCAAACGATCGTTGTTGATGTCGTACTGGCGAACCACACGCAAGCTGATACCGTTATGAACGGCACGGGCAGCCATGTCAACGCCTTGGGGCAACAACAAGTCAGCGGTCGCAAATGTGATCGCATCTTTGTGATAAACCAAGTTCTGTGCGTACTGAGTGGATGCAGCGCCCACAAAGGTCACGACACCACCAGTTGCAGGCAATGCGCTCATAGTAGCCAAAGCGTGTGTAGCAGAGTACATAGGAGCAACAGTCACAGTCCAAGTACCAGACGAGGCAGTAGCCGTAGTCAAAGCCACGAATTGGAACAATGAACCAGTAGACTCGCGAGTCTGTGGGTTAACAGCATTGCAACCGCTGATAGTGAACACGTCACCAGCATTGATTGTTGTTGTTACAGAACCTTGCTCCAACAGAATGGTTGATGAACCTTCGGAAGTAACGCCGGGGGTCTTAACCAATGTAGAAGCAGAAGCGCTGCGTGAACCAGTTGTGTGCTGCTTGATAGACTGAGACATGTTGACTTCTTCAAAGCCCAACACGCCCATGCCCATCATGCCGTTCTTGAATTGCTTGCTGATAGTGTCTGTTGGGTTAAACAGACCTTTCATGCCTTCAACCAAGCCAGCGTTAGCAGCAGGGTTTACGGTAGCGTAACGTGGAGACATCACAGCAGCGTTTTCGTTCAGCTTCTGTTGGGCTTGCAACAAGACCAAAGAAGTGGCGGGGGTTGTGCCAGGTGTACCAACAGTGTTACCAATGGTTTTGTACGCATTGGCAACGTCAGCATCAATAGAAGATGCCAACTGGCTGATACGAGGCTTAAGCACACGCTCTGCAAAGTCGTCCAACTGCATTGTCAATTCAGCAGAGGTGAAGTTAACACCAATGTGCTTTTGATTAGCAACAGACAAAGTTGTGAACTGTTCGTTGTCGTCTTGCACTTGCAAGGCAGCACCATCAGTTACCAAAGCGCGATCGGGTAAGCGAATACGCAGTGTAGAACCGATTTTAGCGCCTTCAACAGCAAAACTGTCGTCATACTGGCGGTTCACGTTACGGGTAATTACAAGGTTGTTCTCAAGAATTTCGAGAGCCTTACGGGTGATCATGTCGATCGTCAGAATACTATTAGACATTTAAAAGTCCTTTCAAAAGATTAACGGTTGCGTTGCGCTTCGTACTTACGAATCTGGCGATTGCGTTCGGCTTCGATCCAATCCGAGGTAGACATGGTTTTGATTGACCTTGGGTCAGTCGTGTCATGGCTCGGGCTTCCCGAAGACCGCGCAGTCACCGGACTAATAGGTGTTGGCGCAGAAGTTGTTTTCTTCACCGGAGGATTGTCAGACAATCTGACTTCAATCTTTCCGATTTCCCTTGCCTGCAAAATAGGTGACAAACGAGCAATGCGTTCAGCCTCCTTGGGGTTTGAACCTAGCCAATAAGCTAAATCAGGCCCAAGATCAGAATACTGAATTGTTTCAGCCATTACGTCGGTGATTCGCAGCTTGGGGTTGTACACGACATCTTCAAAATCGTCGTATTTGTCCCGAGCCTTTTCCTCACGTTCGCTGTAAGCCTCTACAATTTCAGCTTGTTCCTTTTGGCGATCCCGTTGAGCAAGCAATTCTTCGGCTTTTCTGAGGGCCAGTGCTTCCGCATAGGCATCAGTGCTTTCAAAATTGTCAATCGACGGTACTTCTCTAGGAGCAACTGGCACGGTTTGCCGTGCGGCTTGTTCACGTTCCCACTTGCGCTGTTCTCTTGCGAGGCGCTTGCCAATAGCAGCGTCAAGTTCCTCTTGCGAGAATGTCTTGGCAGGCTGGTTATCAGCTACTTCCGGCGAAGATACTGCAACTTCAGGTGTGGCCGTCACATCCTTCGTTGGCGCGGAGTCTACTTCCGCTAGGACTTGGACTTCTTCAGTCATGTTTTAACTCTGTTGAGTTCCCGGTGAACCTCACCGGTAAGGTTTAAAGCATTCGAGTAACAACTCTTTGACCAGCCGTTAGACCAGTTGCAAAAGTAATTGTTGTCGTATTGGTTTCAGTATAGTCTACGCTGAACTCTTTGACTAGCCCATCGACAATTACCATCAGATACCCGCCAAGGCCATATTCGGGCACTGTAAACACAGTCTGCCCTGCTGTGGCTACGGTTGCTGGGTTTTGAACACCTTGGGTGGTGTTGACGCCGTCGGCGGTCCAGATCAAATTGTCCAAAGAATCTTTGAGCACCAGCGTGTAGCGGGACGGACCAAACCACACGCTTGCTTCGCCACGAGAATCCAAAATTACCGGATTTGCATTGGCAAAGTTTCCCGAACTGTCGGTGTACGTGGCAAGCGGTACTGTTGTGCCGCTGGCATAGGTATACAGTTTGCCGCCAACAAGGGGCACCCCAGCAGCAGTAAAAAACTGCATCTTGGGTGAAGGTGACAGCGTGACATTTTGCGTCATGATTACACCTCAATCCAGCTTACCAGTGCCTCATCCCAAGCATAGGATTTACCGTCATCTGGGTATGCGACAGGTGATTGCCATTGGCAAATATCTTCGTCTAACACCCAGCTTGGATATGGCTGTGGTGAGATGAACGCATCACGCACGGAATCGTACTGGTAACCAACACCGGCGTAGTTTTTACGAAAGGTCTTGTTGTAGCTTGTTTGAACCCACGTTGTGTTTTCACCAAACAACGATTTGCAAAAAGCTATGCCCTGAGACTCACTTTCCTGACCGTTTTCGTCAAGCAATTCATTGTTGTGAACCACAATGACTTGCGTGATCACATTGTTTTCATCGAGTTGTGCAAAGTGCGCCATGTCTTTCCTTAGAACGTGATGGAACCGGAACCGGTCCATGTGTAGACACGGTAGCCACCTGCAACAGTCACTGTTGGGGAACCTGTTGTGGACAAAGCAGCCGCAAAGGAACTTGCGTAACGGATAACCACGATACCGGAACCACCATCCCCACCTGCTTTTCCTCCAGAGTCAGCGCCACCGCCACCGCCACCACCGGTGTTTGCAGTTCCATTTACGCCCGGATTCCCACCATCCCCGCCACCACCGGCACCGCCTGTTCCAGAGGCACCACTACCGCCACCGCCGCCACCGCCACCGGCGTAGGTTACTGAAGACCCAGTAATAGACGATGCTGTTCCTGCGCCGCCGTTACCGGCATTGGTGCTAGCAGAACCACCAGAATTATTAGCCCCGCCGCCGCCGCCGCCGTTATAGTTGCCGCCGTCATTACCGTTGCCGCCGTTATTACCCTGACCGCCCGTTCCAGAGCCGCCAGCGCCGCCGCTAGAATTTCCCGCGCCGCCGCCGCCAGAGCCACCGGCACGGCCTGTATTTGGATTTGAGCCACCACCACCACCGCCAGTAGATGTAATAGAACTAAAAACAGAATTTGAACCGTCAGTGCCCGGTGTATTAAAACTACCAAGGGCGCCGCCTGCGCCAATTGTTACGGTAATTGGAGAACCAACAGAAACAGCAAGCCCCGTGTCAGTTCTAAAGCCGCCAGCACCGCCGCCGCCGCCTCGGTTACTACCACCGCCGCCGCCGCCGCCGCCAGCAACTACAAGATACTCAACGGCTGTAGGGGCTGGATCACCACCACTTGCCATAAAAGCGCAAAGAATGCCACTCATGACACGTTTCCAGCAACAACGCAAACTGTTCCACTAAGGAACAACACGTTTGCTACACCACGGGTGGCAAGAGAAAGAGTTGCTTGATCTGTGTTTGTACCAGCCTTGTAAGCTGTCGTAATTGACAAAGTGATGGTGATTGATCCAGATGTGTTGTTGACGAGAACAACAGCATCACCTGCCGAGAATGTTGCATCGGGAACAACAATTGAGCCACTTGCGCCCACTTCAATAAAACGCCCAACATCGGTCACGGCCAATGTATACGCTGTTGTTTTAGCTGAACCGGATTGCGAAATGGCGCGAACTTTACCGTAAACGTCATTGTAGGTAGTCCCGTTTGCCACAACACCAGTACCCTTTGGAGTGATAGTCACGCTGATGTTGGTGTCAGTGCCGTCAGCGGCCAGTGTTGTACCCGACAAGGTTACGCCAGCAGCAGCTACGTTGGTGTCAAATGTACCGTTGACCGTGGTGGCCGTGACCGTGGTGGCCGATACAGTAGACGCTGAAACAGCTTTACCTGCTGTCAAATTGTCAATAGACACTTGTTTGGTTGTACCTGATTGGACAATTGGCAGAACTTCAGTGCCTGCAAGCGGGGTCGTTGCCGCTGGCAACTGGGAAATTTTTAAGTCAGCCATTTAATCACTCCAAAAGGATATAGTCGCCATTTTCTTGCACAAGGTTTGCATCAGATTCCGTCAGTAAATTATCTACTGTCAAGCTGCTGTCAATTGTGCCTGAAAAAAGCGTGGCGATGCCGCCAAGCCCAATTGACACAGCATTTCTGACCGCAATTCCAAAACTCATTGGATATTTATCGCTTTGCAATAAATTGAACCACCCGCGCTAACTTGGATTGCGCTGACGCGCCAAGGAGCGCCTGTGCCAGCGGGCACACTGAACGGGATGGGTGTAAATGCGGGGATCGGGGTGCTTGCAGTGGTAGCCGTAACACCTTCGCCGACTACAACGTAAGCGGGTGTTGTTGACCAAACTACGACACCTTGAGGGCCAGCCGCCCAAGTGCTAGTTGAGCCAGCCGTGCCGGTATATGCAACAGTCGCAGCAGGAAATACCGTGTCGGCTAGTGGTTTTAAAAGTTCCATGATGGCTCCTTATGCCTTAAATATACCATAGCGTTTAAATTACGCCAAAAATTTTAACTTGTAAAGGGTTCGCAAATAAACCTCAATGATGTTGTCAATCAACTGTTGCAATGAACTGTCAGACTTATCACACACTTCATACCTTGCATCTTCGATCTGTTTGAGCGAATCTTCCAAGAATTCAATGATATTGTTTGTCTTTTTGACAGAGTGCAGCGTAATTGGCCCAATCAGGCCGTGCCTGCCTTGATAGGCTTCAGCAAAGTCATCGGCTACACCAATGATGCGGTCATAAAAGATGTTTAACGCTTTATGTTTGGAATAGCTGCGTGTGTTCAGATGCACACTGTGCGAGACATCCCTAGCTAAAAACAACAAACCTATAAATTCAGCGGCTTTCATTGTGGCATTCCTTGTGGTGGCATTCCTTCGGGCGGCATACTTTCTAATGGCATACCTTCTGGTGGCATACCCATTTGTTGCATTTCACCCATGTTTTCCATTTGCATCTCACGGCCTGGCATCTCGCCAACAAGATCACCGCTTGTGATCATGCCGTGAACTGTACCCATAACGATGTCTTGAATCTGCTCTGGCGACATACTAGCTTGAACCGCAGAAATACGTTGTGTCTCAGCCGCATACGCTTTAATCATGGCTTCGAACTCTTTGATCTCATTTGTGCGAACAATTTCAGAACTGTTTACATTGTCGATCATTCCAACCAATTGATCCATCTGCTGGCTCATTGCTTGAATTTGCTGTTGAGCTGCCTGCAACTCAGGTGAATCTTCACCATCATTGAGGAATTTTGGATCAATGGTTTTGGCAAAGCGTTTGGCCATTTCTTGAGCGCCAGGCCAATCCATGTTCTTCACAAACAAATCACCAGCCACTGACCACAATTGAGGGTTGCCCTGCAACAACATGCCCATTGCCTCAAGTGACTCTTGGCGTTTGGTAGCGTAGCCCGGCCCCGTGGTAGCCACAACGTCGTACTTACCAACGCCGGGGTTATAAATCTTGTCGATCAAAATGCCCTCTTGGTCGCGTATTTCACGCACCGGCATTTCCTGCTCTGGATCAATCTTAGCCATCTTTGTCACGCCGTCTTCCCCAATAATGCGGGCAATACGTTGCGTGTCATAGATTTTGGGGATCAGATCAACCAGTTGGCGGGCAATGTGGCGCACACCGCGAGTCAAGTTGTCACCATAATGGTAAGTGCCAACATCACCCTCACGCTGACGCGCAAGAATGGCTTTGCCAGAACGCTCATTACCGCCTTGACCCAATGATGCGTTGTACTGACCCGTTGTGGACTTGATGTCTTCAGATGCGCCAGCTTTAGCTTGCAACAAACCAGACGAAGCCATTGGTGGCTGTGCGCGTTGGGGCAAGGGCAAAACTGCGCCTTGGCCGTCGGTTACATCAGGGTTAACTTCAAGATAAGGCCAGTTGTTTGTATTGGCCGTCTTCCATTTTTCCTCATAACCCTCAAACTGGCCACCATAACCAATAAACGGTGCTTTGGGAGCCAGAGCCAACATTTCAGCTTCTTGTGAAACCCAATAGTTATACATGCGTTGGGCATCTTTAGCGTTACGCACCAAGCCACTGATGTAGATTCTGCCGTCAACTTCAAACTCATTGCCAACAATGCGAACCACGGGAATGTACTTGCCAGCCCATTCGTTTTGCTCAAGGATTTCGTATCCATTGATCTTGCAATACCGAACACGGGGGCGATCAGACTCGCGTGTGCGCTTGGGCTTGCCGTAGGCTTGACGAAGCATCTTGTCTTCGGGTGTGCCGTCAAATGCGGTTGTGTTGCCAGGGTACAAATTCAGCGTAGCACGGTCATACTCAATGTAGTAATAATCCGCAATGCGGATCGTGTCTTCATTGAGCCAATTAGAAATTGACTGATCGCCTACACCCAAAGATTGCAAAGTTGTAATGGGCGCTGCATCTGGGTACATGCGTTCATAGTCTTCTCTGGACACATCTTCGGTCACAAAGCAATACTTGGCATCTGCACCCGTTGGGTCTTGGATTGTTGGATCCATGTAAACCGAAAAGCTATTGCGAACTCGGCCAATCTTAATGTCTTGATTAAAGTTGTCGTCATCACAATACTCGGTCAACAACCTGATATAGCCCTCACCATAAGCCACTTGGTTCTCGCAAGCCGTGTCGTATGCAACGTCAGCGTCAGAAATGTACTCAATGTGGCGAATCATGCCGTTGTATATTTCAGCCACTTGTAGGTCAGCTTTGTCGTCTACGGGGATTACCTTCGCGCCTGGTCTATTCTGGCGCATGTCATTCGTCACTTGACGAACGTGTTGTGGCAGTTTGTTGATTGTCAGGCAGGGACGTGCGTTGATTGTTTGACCCTGCACCGCACCGCGAGTAGCCAACACATCGGCAGGCCACTGCCACTGGTTGTCAGGCGATCCAGCATAAAAGCGCAAATCGTCAATTTCGTCCTCGCGTGACTCTGACAATGCAGACATTGCCATGTCAAGACGTGATCGGGCAGTCGCCAGAATGTCAGCGTTACTTTTGTCTTTGGCCGAACCGCCAACAGCAACTGCTGCTGCGGCTACGATGCCGGTAGGATCAGCCATTAAGGACTCCAATCACATCGGGTTCACGCATCATAAGGTATTCTTTGCCTTCGTGCTTAACTTTTTGTCCTGAAAACTCACCAAACAGCACATGATCGCCAACTTGGATGTCCATCGGGATCAAAGCGCCGTCTTCTGTGCGCTTGCCTTGGCCAACTGCTCGAACAAAACCTTGCGCCAGTTTGGACTGCGGCACAACAATCAACCCTTGCTTTTCAATTTCTTGCTCAATCAAAACACAATCTTTTAACGGCTTGAAATTCATTTCTTGGCCTTTGGTTTGGCAGCTTCGCGCTTAACCGAGTAAGCAATGGCCACGGCCTGCTTGACAGGCTTGCCTGCGGCAACTTCAGCCTTCACGTTCTTGCGGAAGGCTTCGGGTGATTTTGATTTGACCAGTGGCATGTTAACTCTCCGTGTGGAAAATAGCGTAGTTCAACTTAATTGCTTCGCTGTACGCATTATTAGTCACATTTTTAAGTTCTACTGTAAATGAGCCATCAGCAACAGCAGCAATAAAAGCGTTATACGCGCCCAAAGTACCGCCAGAAGCCACGCTAATGACCACCACATCTTTGGTACTGACTGTGCTGCAATTCACCACAAACACAGCATTGGCAGCGGGGGCCATCTGCGCATTGGCCGTAGTAATCTGGCCAGAGGGCGTGTTGATTGTTACCGCCGTGGTCTTGTTGTTGGTTTGAGTTACCGTGCCAAAAGCACTGGCCGCATAACCAATCGTGCTAGTACAAGCAATGTCGGTGGCTTTGACAATATCCGCGTTGATGATGTTTTGATCTTCGTACGCAACGCCAATAGGTTTGGTATTCGCCATGTTATTTCCCCTTCTTGGCAGGCTTTGCCGTCTTCGCTGACTCTTTAAAATCTTTGGCTGTTGGCGCGTTTTTGCTGCCAACTTTGTTCATTTTCTCGCCAGAGCCTGCTTTGATACGAGCCTGTTTTGCGTGAATGTTGGCATAAAGGCCAGGTTTAGTTGCCATGATTTAACACTTCCATCGTTTAAGAGCCGCTTTAGCGCGTTCGCCGTCCTTGGCGTTGGCCGCAACAGCGCCCATTCTTGCACAAAATGAATCCTTGCGATTTTGGTCAGCCTTGGTCTTCGGATTAGGCGCTGGCGCTTTCAAATTACTGCCCGTTTCGCGGTTGTACTTAGCGCGGCCCTTTTCGGTCAAGCCCGCACCCTTAGACACTGGCAATTTCTCACCGCGGCCAACACTTAACGATACATTTTTCTTTGTCGCCATGCTCAAGACCCCATCCAAGAAGTTGTAACCCCAGCGCTGCCAGCATAAGCCCTGCGCTGGGTACTCTCATTGTACTCACGATGTGCAACAGGAAAAGCAAAAGTCACACATATTGCATCAGCCGCATCAGGCGAGGCCAAGCCTCTAGCCTTCATGTCTTTCTTCGACTCCAAAAAGATCGTGCCTTTTGAATCCGGCTTGATCATAGGCGAAATTAAATCAGTTTTCAAGAACCTATCTTTTGGGATACTTGCACTTTTCAACCAATCCTTCATTTTTCCCCACATTTCGGCCCTTTTATTGCCATACATGATCGGATTTGCCGATTTATTGCCAAAGTTGACACCTTTGATTTTGTACCTTTGTTCCTTCAAACGGTCAACAATACCAGCACCAAGCCCACCTTCGTCAATCACCACCAGCGTTGGCTTAAATTCCTCAATCGCTTCAATAATGTGCCCAACCACCGTCATGGTGTCATCACCTCGATGGCGGTCAATGCGCACAATATCGCGCCCTTGACGTATCGCAATCACCGTAGCATCAGCGCCAAAGCGCGCAGGGTCAACTCCAATGATGATTGGCGCGGTTTGATCCTTGTACTTAGGCCGCACCATGGCCTCATCCACAATATTCGCCGGAATAAACTGGTCATCACCCTCAGACGGGAACATGCCGTAAACCTCAACGTGCGCCTGGGCACTGTCTTGGCCATATTCATCAATGATGCCTTGGTAAACCTGTTTATCTGTGCCCTCAACCGTTCTGGCATCCACCACCTTGTTTGTCCAAAAGTCCCTCTTTGAGTTAAAACACTCATAAAAGTAACCCGTATTACGCCGTGGATTGGAGAACGCCAACCACAGGCGGTTAGGGGTGTTCTCAGTAAAGAATCCAGCCGTCACAGCCCAGATCGAGTCATCAATACCGCTGGCCTCATCAAAAATCACCATCACACCATCGTGATTGTGAACACCAGCGTAAGAATCAGGATTCTCAGCAGACCAAAGCCTGCCCTCAACCGCCCAATAACGAGTTCCCTTGCGCAAGTCTTTTTCAACCAGTTCAGTCAGCCAGTTTGCAGGCGCTACTTTTGTCGCACTTACCTCAAACCAATGGCTGTTGATGCTCATGGCCAACCACTTCGTGATTTCAGCCCATGTCACCGCCCGCAGCTGGGCTTCCGAGTTGGCCGAAATGATCGTTGTCGAGCCAATGCGCGTGGACAGCATCCAAATGGTAAGCCAACTGACGAGGGCTGATTTGCCGATCCCTCGGCCAGACGACACGGCTTGGCGCAAAGTCTCAAAATTTATGCGGCCTTGCTGCCGTTTGACGTGCGCTGCAATGTCCCGTAGGACTTCGCGCTGCCACTTGCGCGGGCCTTTGAAGTTGGCCAAAGGCGTGTTCTCCTGACCCCAAGGGAAGGCAAACAGCACGAAGGCTTCGGGGTCGTCTGCGATCGCCGGTGTCCACAGCGTGGCCATCAGTTCCTGCTCATCTTCGGGTTTGTAAATTGTGGTTTGCATTTATTTATTAAAAAAAAATTTAAAAATGTTCGCGGGGCTACCGTTCCCGCGGCCCTTTCCCTCCGGCCCTACCCCCCCCCACCACGGTTAGCGGGTGGGAATTTGCCTTGTCCACAGGCAGTTATGCACACTTGTCCACAATCGCCTGTGCATAACTTAAACTGTAATACCTTGTCATTCTTTTTTCTGTGGATAACTTAGGGTCAACTTAACATAATGGACACTGTATAAAGTAGAAACGTATTTTCTGCTTTACGAGCCTTCTTTTCGTTGCGTAAACGCAACGTGTGCGCGTGCGCGTAGTTCACAAGAATTTATGCGAAAAGCGCATAACCTTGCCTCATTACGCTTCCTTCGCATCAACATCTACTACGTTACTGTCGTCACTTAACACACGCTGCTTTGCTTCTTTGAGCGCATCCATGACGCTAATTCGGTTATCTGTGACGGCAACATCAATGCGATCGCCATAGACTTTGGGCTTGAGTTTAGAGGCCACCCATTTACGGGCATCAACTTGCATACGCTTTTGTTGTACCCACGCACTGGCTAACGGGCCTTCTAAGCCGTCTGGCATCTGTTCGTCAGCCAACTCTAGGATTTCTTCAGCCAAGCGATCTGCGCGGTTCTCAATGGCTTTCTCATACATTCCCCGAAACTCAGGGCTACTCTTAATCATCAACATGACGGCATGGTATGAGGGCATACCGTCATTGGATCTAAGCACACTGCTTAGACTTTTGCCAAGCGACATCTGTTCACAGATGGTCTGCCAACATGGGTTATCAATGCCAAAGACTGTTGGCCTACCCACGCCTCGTTTTTGCACTGTCATCTCTGACACCAAGTTTTCAGTCACTTGTAAACTCCTAAAAAAGCGAGGTACTCACGCCGGTGGCGCTTTCCCCCAAAACATGCGGCAACTGCAAAGTAGCGCACGGCATCATGTTATCACTTCGATCTCAACTTTGTACACCTTTGCACCGGCTGACCTTTGGGCATACTGCCAATCCACCAAGCCATTGCCATCGTCCACGCCAAGCCAATCAGCCACGCCATCACGCACTGCCTTAAACCCAGACTGAAGGTTATCCCCATCCAAGCGCCTTGGAGCCACCCTAGTCAACACAACGGTCACTGGCAACACTTCCACCCCAAAAGACTGCGCAACAGCTGCCAGCGCATTTCTGGTCTTTTGTCGCTGGCTTTTGGTCAACCTTGCTTTGGCTGCCCAATGCAGTCTCATGTTTGCCACTGACACAATTTTCATGTCCATTTCAACTTCAATCACGCAACGGCCTTATCAAGCGCTCTGTTAACTGCTCTGGCCAATGCTGGCCTAAATTCTTCAAGTGCCTCGATGTCCTTATGCACCGCAAACCTTTCACCGTTCCATGCAAGCCTGTAGTTCGCCTTGCCTGGCACTACGCCATTAGCCACCAGCTTGTAACTTTGCCACGGGCTATCTGCATCAGGCACTTTGGAATACATCTCCCAACCGATCCCATCAAACTTTCCAAGGTCACAAACCTTGACCCACATTTGATCATCTGGTGGATTTCCGCACCACATTTTTACCTTTTTTGATCCCATCTCAATTCTCCTTAAAAACACTCAAAAACCCGCCGCCGTGTACCGAAACCTTTTTTGTACCGAAACCCGAAGGGTTTATATACCCTTTCGGTACGTTTCGGTACATCAAAGAGGGTTTGCTTCGGTACATTTCGGTACGTTTCGGTACATTTCGGTACACGCTTCGGTACATCAAGCCTCTGTACGTTCTGTACCGATTTCGGTACTTTTCGGTACAGTTCGGTACACACCAGAATTCTCCAAAACCATGTTTTTCTTGGCCAATGCTTCAATGGATTCTTTGAACCTTCTGGCATTCAAACCATGGCTTTTGGCTGAATCACGCCATTCGTCGTAATCAACCATGGCAGCAAAACCCTCAATGCCGTCTGCTGCCCGTTTGACTTCAATGGCCACTAAACTGTTCAGTGCAATGCGCTGGTTGCCGGACAGAACCACCCGCTTTTGGATGTTACCCATCAGGCCGCTGATGTCTACGGCGGTCAAATAAGCACCCTTAACTGGCAGGCCGTGCTTGTCTTGGATGGGCAGATCAACTTGTGTGATCTGGAAATTTTTGGGTGCAGGCATTTCTGCATCTTTCATCTTTTTGGATTCAAAGGCTATGGTTTTGGTTCCCGCATCCAATTGGCAGCGGTACTCAGCATCCAGCGCACCCTTCAATGCCGTGCTACCCCTTGACCTATCCTTGTCAGCCACGCCTGAATGGTGAACCACTAAAACGCAACATTTCCATGGTTGGCGCAGATACACGTCTAGGTGCTGAATGAACGCATTCATGTCTTGGGTGCTGTTTTCGTCACCCCCATGGTTTCTGGCCAAGGTGTCAATGATGATCATGCTTGGGACTGTGCCCGCCTGTTGCGACAACTCTTTGATGGCCTCTGCCACCACTGCTGCCTCTGTTGCGTCATATAGCTGCGCTGCACGGTGGCTCTTGTACAACGGTGCGCCATCAAGGGTCTGGCCATTGCCTAATTGCCAAGCCTTAAACCTTCTGGCCAAGCCGTTATGTCCTTCGCCTGCAATGTAGAACACCGAGCCTTGCTTAACCTCATGGCCATGCCATGGACGGCCAGTAGCCACGCAACAGGCTAGGTCAATGGATACGAACGATTTACCACCACCAGGGTCACCGAACACTTGCGCCAGCGAGTCACTCTCAATGTAATCGTCAACAATCCAGTTGATTTGGGTCAGTTCTAGGCTATCAATTCTTGAGAACTCAAACGCCAGCTTGTCCCGCATTGGGCCTGCCACGCGCTCGATCTGCTCTTTGACGGCATCCAGACCTTGCAGGCAATGTAGATCGTTGAAGTCTGTTGGCTTGTTGTCCACCATGTCTGAGTCCCCAAATGATGGGTAAACAATTTCCCCAAACACCAAAGCAGCCGCGGCACGGCCTTTTGTTACACCAGGGTTCCCTTCGGTGAACTGGTCATTGTCTGCGCCAATGATGATCTTGGAGCCTGGGAACATTTCTTTGGCGCTCTTGGCTACCTTGGCCAAGTTCCCACAATCAAACGCCACCAGCACGGTGTAATCTGTCGCCTCATGGATCGATGCACATGTGGCAAACCCCTCACCAATGAACACAATCTTGCGATTGCCACGCAACTCATAGAACCCACCTTCGATCTTGCCACCTTTTAGGAACCGCTTGTTGCCATCTGCATCAATGGTTTGGTACGACAGGATCTCCCCACCCTGATCAATGACCGGCACAACCAAACGCCCTGCCCTGTCAATCTTGATTCCATGAGCGCCAATGTGCTTCCTGACAAGGTATGGATGGTCATCAGACGCATCTGCATACGTCCCAACCTCATCTTCTGCCCTCTCTGCTGCCACGGCCTGCGAAGCCAGCCTGTCAGCTTCCTTTTTGGCCTTGATTTCAGCGATCCACTTGTCATGCTCAAAGCGCTCAGTGAACGACATTTGCCTGCCAGTATCTGCCACCCATTTACTCTCAAACACTGGCTCTTTCCAGCACCCTGCAATGCCCACAGGAACCTTGCCGCTGGAGTGCAAAATGTACCAACCATCAAGCGCACCTTTCTTTGACGACACATGCGCCACACGGTGGATTTCACCGTCAGCAATAATCTCCTTAATCAGCAGGCCAGATGCCTCACAGTGCTTACGAAACCCTTCCTCTGGGTTGATCAGGTCTTGGCTCTCTGTAGCAGCTGCGAACCCATTGGGGAATATTGTTGTTAGGTTAGTCATTAAATTCTTTCACTGAGTAATTTCCATGCTGTTGCTGCGCAAAGGGCCACTTGGCCGTTACCCGCGCACTTAAGTCTGTCCACCCTGTTGGCCACCCCATCAACCATTCGTATAGGCTCGGGTTGATTGAATGTGGAATATGAGTTCCATTCTTGATTGCATTTTTGTACGCTCCAGAGCCGCCTACATTCCCGCCTCCGCTTGGTGTTGTTGGTGTTGGCCATTTCGAGGGGGGGGGGCAAGTTTGGCGACAATCCAGATTCGATCCCTCTGGTGGAATGCTCCAACGTCTGCTGCTCCCAGCACTCCCCATTCAGCATCAAACCCCATTTGGGCAAGGTCGCACAAAACTCTGTCGAGTCCTCGAATAGTGAGCATTGGTGAGTTCTCAATGAATGCGTAGCTGGGTCGTACTTCGCAAATGACCCTTGCCATTTCTCCCCAGAGTCCTGATCGCTCTCCATCAAGTCCTGCGCCTTTTCCTGCGGCACTAATGTCCTGGCATGGAAAACCGCCTGTGACGATGTCGACTTTTCCTCGCCAGGGCTTTCCATCGAATGTGCAAATGTCGTCCCAGATAGGGAATTTAGGTAAGAATCCATCAGCTTGCCGTTGCAGTAAAACTCGGCGTGGGTAATCTTCGATTTCAACGGCGCACACGGTTCGCCACCCAAGCAAATGTCCTGCGAGGATTCCCCCCCCTGCACCCGCAAATAGTGCCAACTCATTCACGTTTGCTCCACAAGTTCTGGCCAAATAGACTGCCAACTACCCTGGCACACCATCTTGCGGTTCACCCGCCCTTCGGTCTGCTGCTCTACCCGAACAGCCTCCCAAGCTGACATTTCACGCCTGCCGGTAAGACATTGGTAAAGGTATTGCTCATTGATGCCAACTTTTTCTGCCAGTTGTCGGCGCTCATCTGGTGGTATTTGTGTGTTCATAGGACGCAAAGTCTAGCAGATTGCTTGAGTAAAACGGCATTAGGGAAAGCACCTACACAAATAATTAAAATATTTCTAGCAAAACGCTTGACGATACCTAGCAAGATGCTAGATAATTCATCCATGCCAACGAAATTGTTCTTGGCATCACGCCGAAAGGCCAAAGGAAACGAAATGACAAACGCAACACAAACAACACGCAACGAATCAATGTACGGCTTCAATGATATTGAGGGCTACATTGACCAAGTTAAAGAATCCATCACATACAAACTTCATGGTGGCCACATGGTAGTCGCTGGCTTAATGTCTGATGCTCAAGAGCAAATGGGTTACGGCAACACAGAAGGCGCTCGCAAGACCCTCAACATTGCCAAGACCATCATGTTCCAAATCATGGATGGTGATTTGATTGGTACACGTTCTACACGCGCTTAAGGAGTAAACAACATGAACCGCAAAACAGTTTTTACTCAAGGCAACATCACCATTGTTCGTGTTCAGGACTATGGCTTCCGCTGCAACACATTGTCATCCAGTTGGGAAATCCATGTTGATGGCAAATTTTGCTGGTCTTGCTTGCGTTTAAAAGATGCCAAAAAAGCAGTTATCAACAACGAATTTACAAACTAAATCAAACGGGGCTTCGGCCCCCGAAAGCACAACATGAAACACAGCAAACATTTTTATTACCCAGAAATCAAAAACGAAAGAATCAATGCACGGGCCGATGCCGCATTGGGTTTTCTCTTGGCCCTTGCCATTGGCGTTGGCTTGGCCGTCCTACTAGTTGCATGGTGGTCAGCATGACTTGGCCATTCCCATCATTCCCAAACTCCAAGGACAAGGGCAACCGAGTCCCTAAGTTCAACCCTGACAACTTTGAGGATGCGCCAAGATGACTGTTAAACCAATCAATTATGTAGATTACAAAAAAGAAAATCGTGTAAAACGTGAGCCTCTTTACGAGTTACATGAAATTGCTGACAAACTAAAAATAGATGAAAAAAACATCAGAGCCAAAATGTTGGCTAACAGTTTTAAAGATTCTTTTTTGCCGCCAAAACCTGCAATGAAAAGAACTTCATTTGTTGGCAACAGACCAAATTTGTACAAACTTTCAGAGTTTAAACAATGGTTAAAAAAATTAAACGAGTTTGACAATGAGGACGCGCCACTATGAGTTACATCATTGCATCCTTGCCGCCCATCAAATGTTTTGTACGCAAAGAATTTCTCTACAACTTTGAAAAGGGGCATGGCGAACTAGAGCCTGCCGTTTGGGTCAGCCTCAAAGCCTTGCGTGGCCAAGTGTTTCGCATCGAATCACTTCTGCCTGCCTATGGTGCGCTTTACGACAAGCTGCCGATACATGCCTACGTCTGGCATGAAAACCACACTGGCGATCTGCCAGTTGATACTTTGCAACTGTGGGACTGCATGGGCTACCGGTTCACCATCCTTGAAAAGATTGGCCTGCGCAACCTTGGCGTGAAGTTCCTTGGCAAAGACAAGGAATGGCACTTTGGGCGGTACATGTTCACTGTGGACTTCTGTGCTGACAACATGGACTTGGACACGGGCTTCACCGAGCAGGCCGAGGAACACAAGTCGTTCAACTGGATTGCCTTGGACAATGGCCAGTTTGCTTGCCAGCCCAATAACCGATGCCTTTGGTATGACCAGAGCCTGATCCCTGCTGAGACAAAGTTTCCTGACTTCCAAGCCGCAAGGTCTTTGTGGACGGTGGACGGCACACGCAAGTGGTCTGCGGGTGACGATTGGTTTTACAACATTGAGGAGAAGAACACATGAACCGTGACGATATTGTCCGAATGGCGCGTCTGGCCGCAACGGGTGCTGCACCTTTGGCCATCTTTACCATTGAAGAACTTGAAGCCTTTGCCACTTTGGTTGCTGCGCACAACCGCCAAAAGATCAACCCGACACCGGTTTGCCCCATGGGGATAACTGAGTTTGAATGTGAGGTTGAGGGTGTCGAACTGGTTTGCCACTTGGAATACATGCCAGAAGAACTTGGCTCACTGGACGGCGATGGCTTACCTAGTGAGCCTGACTACGCCGAAACTATGGAACTGGTCAATGCTTATGTGAAAGGCACAGACATTGACATTGGCCATTTGCTCTTGCAGGGCATTGTTGACCACATTACAACCACCGCACTTGAGGATTTTAAAAATGACGATCTCTGAACTGGCAGCACAACTGCGCAAAGCCAAGCAAGCCGAAACAGATGCCAAGGCCGAACGCCTACGCATTGAGGGTCTGATCACAGACCAGTTTGCCAAGCCCGAATCTAACGAAGGCTCACACAACGATGAGGAGTTCACCATCACATGGAAACTCAACCGTACAGTCAACACTGACCATTTGGCCGCTGATTACGAAGATTTGCCAACCAACGCCAAGAACGCATTTCGCTGGAAAGCCGAGGTTAACTTGGCATTCCTTCGCACCCTCGCAGAAATTGACCCTGCTGCTTACAACAAGGCAGCCGTGTTCATCACTAGCAAACCCGCAAAACCATCCATTGAACTGAAAGACTAACATGGCCTTCGATCTCTCATCCATTTCCAAAACCAAACGTGTACGCTCACCCAAGATTGTTGTGGTAGGCCAAGGCAAGATTGGCAAAACAACCTTTGCTGCCATGGCCCCCAACGCCATTGGCATCCTGACCGAAGACGGCGCTGACGCTGTTGATGCTAACGCTTTCCCACTGGCCGCCAGCTTGCCCGAGGTTTATGCAGCCATTGACACGCTGATCAACCAAGACCATGACTTTCAAACGCTGTTCATTGACTCGCTTGATTGGCTAGAGCCAATGATTCAAGAGTATGTGTGCAAGCAGAACAATTGGAAGAACATAGAAGCGCCAGGCTTCGGTAAGGGCTACGTTGCCGCTGCCGAAGAATGGCGCAACCTTCTGTCTGGCTTAGAAGTCCTGCGTTCTGCCAAGGGCATGGGCATCATCTTGATTGCGCACGACAAGATTAAGCGCATTGAAGACCCGCTGACCGAGGGCTATGACAGCCATGTGCTGAAACTGCACGACAAGGCCGCGGGTCTTGTACAAGAGTGGGCTGATGTCATTGGCTATGCAGGCTACCGCATCTTCACTAGCAAGACCGATGCAGGGTTTTCCAAGAAAGAAACCAAGGCCACTACCACTGGTGAACGCATCTTGCACGTTGAACCCCATCCGGCTCATTGCGGTGGTAACCGCTTTGGCCTTCAGAATATGCCGCTTGACTGGACGGCATTCCAAGCAGCGCTCACCGTAGCGCAG